CGGCAGTCATCCGCAATCGGCCGTGGTTCGAGCGGGCGCTTGAGACCATCGCGCCGCAGGCCGCGCTCCGCCGGCTCCAGGCTCGCGTCGAGACCGCGCTGTTCAGCTACAACGCCGCGCAGACGAATCGGCTTTACGCGCCAATGCAGTACGGCCAGCCGAGCGAGTCCTCGCAGACGGTGCGCGAGCGGGTGGTGATGATGTGGGAGGCGCGCAACTTGGTCGAGAATTGTCCCGAGGTTAAGGAGGTCTCGCGCAAATTCGGCAATTACCTGACGCCGACCGAATACTCGCCGGCGACTGGAGACCGCGACTACAACGCCACGGTCAACGAGTGGTTCCATACGTGGTGCAAGCAGGCCGACGCGACCGGCCGCAACTCCTTCCGAAAGCTCGTGCAGCTGGCCGCGGAAAATCGGCCGGTGGACGGCGACTGCGGGTTCGTTATCCGTCGCGTGGGCGATGGGCTGAAGCTCCAGCTGGTGCCGGCGACCCGCATCGGCAATCCAAACGAGATGGGCCTCGACTCGGAGAACTACTTCGAGGGCGTCATCACCAACGAGTTCGGCGTGCCGGTCGCGTATCGCATTTACCGCGTGACGCGCGAGGGCGTTTACTTTGGGGCCGAGGACGTGCCGGCCGGCAACTTCTGCCACTACTTCGACCCGTTCCGCGTCGATCAGTATCGCGGCGTCACCGACTTCCACGCGGCGATCCAGACGGCGCGGATGCTGCACGAGATCCTCCAGGCCGAGAAGGCCGGCGTGCGCTTCGCCTCGCAGCAGGCGGCACTCGTCTTCACGGACCGCGGCACGGCCAACTCGCGCAACCTCTTCACTCCGACGCCGAGCGCTGTCCTGCCGAGCGGCCAGCAGCAGAAGAACGAGCTTTCCGAAGTCGGGATGATTAAGTATCTCGGCCAGGCTGACCGCGTCGAGACGATGCCGGCGCGGCCGAGCACAGCCTTCACCGGATTCATCGCGCATCTGATGCACGAGCTCTCGATCGCGGTCGGCATCCCGAAGGGCGTCCTCTTCGGCACGCAGGATTACGCCGGCCCGAGCGTCCGCGCGGAGTTTGCCGCGGCGGATCGCGTGTTCGCGCGGCATCAGGGCGTGCTCGTCGACAAGGTGCTCGATCCGATCAAGAACGCGGTGATCTTGGATGCCATCGCGCGCGGCGAGATCCCGGCGCCTCCGGCTCGCGACGGCGAGACTCCGGTTCAGGCGCTCAAGCGCGCGACGCGCGGCGAGTGGCGCTTCCCGCCCAAGCTGACGATCGACGTCGGTCGCGAGTCCGCGGCCAATCTGAACGAGAACCGGCAGGGCGCGAAGTCCTTGCAGGAAATCGCGTCTGAGCAGGGCACCGATGCATTTACGCGCCTTGAGCAGATCGCGGCGGAGGCGAGCTTCGTCAAGGAGCTCTCCGAGCGCTACGAGATACCCGAGACTGCGATTCGCCTCGTGACCAACTCGCTTCCCAGCACGCCGGCCGCCGCTGCGGCTACGGGCGACAACGTCGCGGCTGCTGCCGCGGAGGCGCAGGCGGAATCCTCGGGCACGGAATCGGAAACGCCCGACCAGCCGGCCACGCCGGCGGAGCTCGCGCGCTTTGCCGCCGTTGACCTGACGCCGACGGACGCAATGGCAGCGGAGGCCAAGCGCGGCCTTGAGTGGCGCGAGAAGTTCAACCGCGGAGGCACGGCCGTTGGCGTCGCTCGCGCGCGCGACATCAGCAACAAGGCCAGCCTCTCGCCCGACACGGTGCGCCGGATGGTCTCTTACTTTGCGCGGCACGAGGTGGACAAGCAGGGTACGGGCTTTTCTCCTGGCGAGGACGGCTATCCTTCCGCCGGACGGATCGCGTGGGCGCTCTGGGGTGGTGACGCCGGCGCCAGCTGGGCGCGTGCGAAATCCGAGGCGCTCAAGCGCGAGGAACTTAGCCGGCCCACGAGCGTCGCCGATGCACTAGAAGCCGGGCGCAATCGCGCTAAGCGGCCGCTTGAGCGGCTGGCCGACAAAGCGACCAAGCTCGCCGCAGTGCGTGAGAAGCTGGGCCAGCACGCGAAGAGCGGCGCGCAGATCGAGCAGTCGCTAAAGAAGATCGGCTTCGAGCCGGCCAAGCCTCAAGTCATTGAGTTCAAGCCTGAGGTCTCGCTCTCCGACGCGCGCAAGATGCTTGCCGAGCGGACGGATTCGGAAAACAAGCTCGATGCTCTGGTCAAATCCATTGCGGACAAGCGCTCCCGCCTCAAGACCTCCTGAATATGCAAAGCGTCCTTGAATCGCTAATCACTTGGAACGAACAGATTGGCAAGAAGACGGAGCTTTTCTCGAAACTGCTGATTGAGCACGACGCCGCGCTCGACCAACTGCTTGAGCAAGTCGGCAAGACGGTTCCCGAGATTCGCAAGGAGCTCGATGCCAAGCTGACGGCGGCAGTGCCTGGGCTCGTTCAAGAAGCCTATGGCAAATACAACGAAGAGATTGAAGCTCGTTACAGTGCCGCGCTTGTCGAGTCGCAGACCAAGCTCGAAGCCATCCGCGCGGAGGTCGTCGCTCTTGCTCAAGCGCAGTTCTCCGAGGCCGAGAAGCAAATCGGCCTGACTGCGGAGCAGATTGAGGGCCGCATTTTAGGCGCGCTCACCGAGGCCGCGAAGGAGCGCATTACGAAGCTAGAGCGCGGACTGGTGATCGAGATCCAGCACGCGGTGAACGCGGCGTTGCCCAAGACGGAGCTGGCCGCGGCTCCGACGCTGATCGACTCCTACCGCGGGCAATGGAAAGAGGGGATGGTCGCGCAGCGCGGCGATCTGTTCTCGTGGTACGGCAGCACTTACCTCGCGCTCGAAGACACGAACGACACGCCGGGGCGGAAGAATGTCGGCCGAGCTGGCGCGAAGTGGGCGGTCATCGCGGCGCGCGGCGCAGGTGGTGGCGGTGGAGGAGGCGGCGACTCGCTGCCTTCGCAGTCTGGCAACGCTGGCAAGTTCCTAAAGACCGACGGAACCGCTACGAGCTGGGAAACGATCCCCGGCGGCGGTGATATGCTGGGCGCGAATAACCTCACCGACGTCGCGTCCGTCACGGCTGCTTTTGCGAACATCAAGCAGGCGGCGACCACTACGGCCTCCGGCGTTGTCACGTTCGCGACCTCGGGCGAAAGCGCCGCGCTCAAGGCCGTGCAAGCGAACGACGCGCGCCTCTCCGATTCGCGTACGCCGACCGCGCACGCCTCGACGCACCAGACCGGCGGCAGCGACCCAATAGACTTCCCGGTCGACTCGGTCTTCGGTGCGACCAACACGATCACCCAGGTCGACTATTTCGCGCTCAACACCTCGAGCACCGTCGCCGTCGCGACGGCCAAGGCCGTTTGGAACGCGACCGAGGGCGCGATCCAAGTTGGGCTCGATTCCAACGTGACCGCGCTGCTGGGCGTGGATCAGCACATCAAGATTTACAATCAAAGCGGAGCCGCCTTCACGAAGGGCCAGGTGGTGAAGCAGGACGGATCCTCCGGCACGCGGCTCAAGGTGGCGCTGGCGCTCGGGACTAACGACATAAACTCGGCGACGACGATCGGGCTGGTGGCTGAGTCGATCGCCGATAATTCGAGCGGCTTTATCATCACGAGCGGCCTCGTACGCGGCATTGATACCAACGCATTTAACGAGGGCGACACGCTCTGGCTTTCGTCGACGACGCCGGGCGGGCTCGTGAATGTTCGTCCGACGCAGCCGAACCACTCGGTGCGAATTGGCTACTGCATCAAGAAGGCCGGCGTAGCCGATGGTATTATCTACGTCGACATCCTGAATGGCTTCGAGCTGGAGGAACTGCACGACGTGCTCGTCACGACGGTAGCCAACCGGGACTTTCTCTCCTACGATTCGTCGACTACCGTCTGGCGCAATCGGCAGCTGTTCGACTCGACCGCCCCGGCTGCGCTCGGCGCCTCCGCTACGGCTGGCGTCTCGATCACCGCGGCCCGCGTCGATCACGTGCACGCGCGGCCGACGCTCGACCAGCTGGACATTAGCGGCGCAGCGCAAGGCGACATTCTGTATCGCTCGTCTACCAGCTGGGCGCGCCTGCCTGCGGCCACCGCCGGCTACATTCTCCAGACGAACGGCAGCGGTGCGAATCCTGGCTGGGTCCAGAACACCGGCGGCAGCGGCGCGCCGACGGATGCCGAATACATCGTTGGATCTTCCAACGGCACGCTCTCCGCCGAGCGCGTCCTGAGCAACAGCACTTCCGTCACAGTCAACTTCGCGACCGGAGGCCAGGTCTCCTTCGAGCGTGCCGCGCTGACTGGTGACGTCACGGCCTCGCAGAACAGCAACGCGACCACGATTGCTGCTGGCGCAGTCAGCACGTCAAAGCTAGGCGGAGACATTACGACCGCTGGAAAGGCATTGTTGGATGACGCGGACGCCGCGGCTCAACGTACCACTCTAGGGCTTGGAACGCTAGCAACCCAAAACGGAACCTTCTCGGGTACTTCGTCGGGAACCAATACTGGCGATCAGACCATCAGTCTAACGGGAGATGTTACCGGGTCTGGTACTGGATCGTTTACGGCAACCATCGCGAACGACGCCGTCTCCAACGCGAAGCTCGCAAATATGGTGCAGAGCACCATTAAAGCGCGGATTACGGGCAGCACCGGCGACCCGGAAGATGCCAGCCTGACGCAAGTCCTCGACCTCGTTGGCTCGACGACTTACGGCGACATACTCTATCGCGCGAGCACTAGCTGGCAGCGTCTCGCTCCGTCGGTCTCGGGCTACGTTCTCGCGACGCAGGGGCAAGGCGCTGATCCGCTTTGGGTCGCGCAGACTTCGGGCGGCGCTCCTACCGATGCCGAGTATCTGGTCGCAAGCGCGAACGGCACGCTTTCCGCGGAGCGTGTCATTCAGAACTCAACGTCGATAACGGTTAATCTCGCGACGGGCGGGCAGTTTGCTTTGGAGCGGGCGGCGCTCACGGGCGACGTGACCGCGAGCCAAAACAGCAACTCGACGACGATCGCGAATGGCGTGGTCAGCACGGCGAAGTTGGGCGGCGACATCACGACGGCGGGCAAAGCACTGCTCGACGATGCGGATGCGGCAGCGCAGCGGACGACGCTCGGCCTGGGCACCCTGGCAACACAGTCGGGAACATTCTCCGGCACGTCGAGCGGAACCAATACGGGCGACCAGACGATCACCTTGACTGGTGACGTCACGGGCTCCGGCACGGGCAGCTTTGCGGCCACAATCGCCAACGACGTGGTGAGCAACGCAAAGCTCGCCAATATGACCGCGAGCACCATCAAGGCTCGCATCACCGGCAGCACGGGCGATCCCGAGGACGCAACGCTAACGCAGGTGCTCGATCTGGTCGGCTCTGCCGCTCAAGGCGACATCCTGTATCGCGGGGCTTCAACGTGGACCCGGCTTGGTGCGGGCACCTCCGGTAATTACCTCAAGACGAATGGCACCGGCGCTAATCCTGAGTGGGCTGCCGTAAGCGGAGGTGGTTCTGCCGCTGACGACGAAAACAACATTTTAGCTAATCAAGTATTCTCCTAATATGGCTACGTTCTCAAAGGTAAAACTGTCCGGCTCGACGAATGGTCGTGGCATCCTTGTTGCGGCGACGGCTTCAGCGGGCACCACAATCCACGCTACCGGCACTTCGTCGTCCATTCTCGATGAGCTTTGGCTGTACGCCTACAACTCGGACACCGCTTCCATTGTTCTCACGATTGAATTGGGCGGTACGACTGCGCCAAACGATAACATCAAGTTGTCGATTCCGGCGACCTCTGGATTGACGTTGGTCGTTCCGGGACTGATCTTGTCTGGCACAGGCGCTGCCGCTTCTACAGTCGCCGCATTTGCGGGTACGACCAACAAGATTGTCATCACCGGTTACGTCAATCGAATCTCATAATGTACCGCTTTGCCAGAGGATTGGCTTCGTCGAACGTCAAGGATTGGAGCGGGCAGTTGCCCTATGGGAACCTGTCCGTGCCATCGCGTGCAAACATTACACCGCCTTCCGAGATTGAATACCTTGTCATCGCAGGCGGAGGCGCAGGTGGTGGTTATCTTGGCGGCGGCGGCGGTGCCGGAGGTTATCGTTGCTCAGTAGTTGGTGAGACTACGGGCGGAGGAGGAAGCGCGGAGTCGAAGCTTCCAATTGTTGCAGGTCAAAAGATTACGGTAGTGGTTGGCGCAGGTGGAGCTGGGGCAAGCAATTCCAGCAATCCCGGAAATGCTTCAGTCCTTGATTCTATCGCAACAATAGGCGGAGGCGGAGGAAATTGGTTCGGCTCAACCGGAGAGCCTTCGCTAAATATGCTTGGCGGAAGTGGTGGTGGCGGTAAGGCTAACCAAGTCCCTCTTACGGGAGGTAGTGCGGTCACCAGTCCTGCCGTTCAAGGTTACGCCGGTGGGAGCGGTTTTACAGGAACTGGCTCATACTGCGGCGGTGGTGGTGGTGCTGCTGGAGCAGTTGGTCCAACTGGTACGGCTACTGGCGTAAGTGGTGGCGCTGGTTTGAGCAGCTCCATCACGGGAAGCTCTGTTGCGCGAGGTGGCGGTGGTGCGCCCGGTACGTTTGGGCCTGCCCGCAGCACTCAAGGAGGATCGGGAGGAGGCGGTAATGGGAACACGGTAGACAACGGGGGCGGAAGCGCGGGAACCACCAACACTGGAGGTGGCGGTGGCGGCGCTGGTGGCGCGGGAGCTGGAGGGAATGGAGGCAAAGGCGTCGTCATTTTGCGCTACCCTTCCACTTTCTCGCTGGCATCTGCTACGACCGGCAGTCCGACCCAGACCACCACCGGCGGCTATCACATTTACCAGTTCAACGACTCAGGCAGCATCACCTTCTGACAATGGCCTATTTCGCTGAAATCAACGAGACAAACGTCGTGCAGCGGGTCATTTCCGTGAACGACGCCGAGTGCCTCGACCAGTATGGCCATGAGAACGAGGCCATCGGTGCGCTCTGGTGCCACAATCTGCTTGGAGGTACTTGGCTCCAAACCTCGTTCAATGCCCGAATTAGGGGCAAGTTTGCCGGGATAGGGGACATCTACGATCCGACTACGGACACTTTTAACTCACCGCCAGAATGAGCATCTGCGCGCAGCTCGGCCTCGATCCCGCCGTTATCCTGGCTCCC